GAGGACATCGTCGAAAGAATAGGTACTGGATTAATCTCAGGTATAACCACCAATCCATCCTTAATTCTTAAATCAAGCCTTAATAACAATCCCTATGATGTCTACCACCACTTAATTAAGATTCCTAAACTTAACGACGTTAGCATCGAAGTCGTCGCTGACAACGAAGATGAATTCATTGATCGTGGTCTTAATATTCACAAGGAATATGGTCCCACAGCAACTGTAAAGCTGCCCTGTACCATGCCTGGAATTAAAGCTTGTAAATACTTATCCAATATCGGGATTAGAACCAATGTTACTCTCATCTTTAGCCTTAGCCAAGCAATACTGGCTGCCATTGCTGGTGCTACTTACGTTTCTCCCTTTGTGGGTCGATTAGATGATAACTCCTTTGATGGCCTCCAACTTATAGGAGATATAGCTTCCCTCTATAAATTAAAAAAAATAAAAACTAAAGTCCTAGCTGCCTCAATACGCGATGTCCGGTCAGTCGGGCTAGCCTTCCAAAAAGGAGCTGATATATGCACAATCCCTGTGGGCGTCTTCGATAAGATGGTCGCTCACGTGTTAACAGATCAGGGGTTGGATAAGTTCAATAAGGACTTCGCTAAAGCCTGTGAGAATTTGGCATAAATTTCTCAAGCCTTTAATCGAAGGGTGCAGGGACGCTATTTACCCCCTTGGGGGTAAGGACGCTTTTGGAAACCCTTAAACAATTAATTCAAGAGGCTAAGAATTGCTGAGATCCCTTGGTATCACTGGATTGATGTTGCATTAGTAGTGCGGCATCACTGCTATTAATCAAGCTAGGCATAGGCTTTGAGCTGTTCAATGCTTGGATAATCCTTAGATGATTAATAAGCGATCTGTAATTGCTGCTATCAGTATCTTTTGATACTTCAATTAAAAAAGAGCTTGCATAAGTGGAACTAATTGATTATTGTGGTTTTATTGCAACTAATTATCTGTCGCTGATTCCTACACAACGCCTACCAACTCGCGGGCTTAGGGGATCACATAAAAAACAGACAAGGACGTTCTGAACCCTTCCACTTTTGCAACTAATGCAAGTACACCTAACTCAAAAGTCCTCAAACAAAAAAACCGGACCAATACCAACAAGCACCTCAGAGCGCGCTTCATGCCCTACAACCTGTGCGTTTTATAATAAGGGATGCTATGCAGCATCTGGACCGCAAAACCTACACTGGCAAAAGGTAAGCAAGAGAGAACGCGGCACCGATTGGCAAACGTTCT